TCGCCACCGATAACACCGAGCATATTAAGTACGATGAGTACGACTACAAGGCCGACTACTGTTTTCTTTTTATTGGCTTTTACCCAATTGATTAATGTTGCGATATATTCCATTTTATTTTTTTCCAATTATTTTGCCCATAAATCCGAAGATTTGACCAAAGATCCCTAAGCCTTTTCCAAGGAATGAATCTTTCGGTATGAGCATTGTTAACATTGATAAGATACCAATCGTTGCGATTGCTATCTCGATTAAATTTCCTTTACATTGTTGAATTATATATTGTATCATAACTATTTATATTAAAATTGAGTTGCGTATAACGGACCAGCTGGTGAAACGATTATTGTGCCTTCGTTAGGTGTAATGACTTGTTCAATTACGTCGTCAATTGCCGTTACTTCGATTCCTGGATCGATTAAAATGTCGTCAACTATTACCTCGGCGTTAGCTACCACATTAGAAATATCTATTTCAACTACAGGTTCTTTAACAACCTCTGCCACTGCAGGCATTTCAAGTTGTATTTCTGGCTGTTCTTCGCTAGAAATGGGTGGGGTCTCCGTTTCTGATTCGACTTCTGCGATCTCAATCACAGGTTCCTCATCAGCAGATATATCACCTTGTTTAACCACCTCCTCTTCATTAGTATTAATACCAAATAACGAAAGGAGACCACCACCAGATTTCTTCACACCATTCGATTCTGCAGAATTGGCGTTCGTTTCAGGTTGTGTAGCCTGTTCGCCTCCGTCAACTTCTGCCTCAGCCGTTTCCGTCTTAGGCTCCTCAGTAGACTTTTCTTCTGTTTGCTCATCTGGTATTGTGTCGCCATCTTGTGTTGGTTCTCCTTGTTCTTCAGATTCGGGCTCATCCTTATCGTCATCTCCGCCTGTGAGAAAACTAAATAAACCTCGTTTCTTCTTGGGTTTTTCTTCAACCTGTTCCTCGGCTTCGGGCTCAGGTTCGTTAGATTCTTCTTCAGATTCTTTAGCTTCTTCAGCCTCAGCTTCTGGTTCGGGCTCTGATTCTTCCTCAGCTTCTTCAGCTTCGTCTTCATCGTCATCGCCTCCAAATAGTCCGAAAAGACCGCCTTTCTTTTTCTTCTTAGGCTCTTCCTTTTCTTCTTCTACGGGTTCTTCTTTACTATCTTCATTGGGTTCATTATCTGTATCATTTTCTTTACTATCAGTTTCCTGCGTTCCTTCTTCTCCGCCTTCACCTGATTCTTTAGATACTGTTGTAGATCCATTTGATTTTCCTTTTGTTGTATCATCGGACGGTGTATTACCAGTCGAGCCGCTCGAGGCTGGAGGATCTAGGTCGATCTCTATATCTCCCATTCCAATGATTGTAGTGAACCCTGCAAGAGGGTCATCCCAATTAATATTAGGATGTTCGAGTTTTACTTCTTCCCATTTTTCTTCAGCCACTGCTTGAACTGTCCTTGTTTCTTCAACGACCGTGTCAACTTGAAAATATGCAGCTGATCCAAGTGCTATAAGACCAGCAGGTCCGAGTGCAGCAGCTTGGCTTCCAATTTGCTCTAAAAAGCTTGGTGGCTTTGTTAATTCTTCTGTGGCTGATGGTCCACCTCCGCCATCTTCATCTTCTTCGAATTCGAATCCAGGTTGGACTTCGTTTAATAGGGTTGATGATGCTTTCTTAAGAAGTTCCAGTTCCTCATTAGGCCTATCTGGTTTAGATAACCTTTTGACAGCGTTAATTGCTTCTTCGAGTGATAATTCTTCTGTGTCTTTATTTTCTGCCATAACTGTAACCTAAATGTATTTATACTTTATAGCTTTTTTAACGCTATTAATTTACGTTTAAATGCTTTCTCGTATAAATAGATATATGTTTGGATTAATAACAATGTTACTAACAACCCTTGGCGCTACCGGCATGGGATCAATGTTAAAAATAGTCGGTGGCCTAGTACAAAGTATAAGTGATGAAAGAGAAGCAAAAGCAAAACGTGAGATGGCTCGAGACATGGCAATGTCTAACGCAGACCTTAAATTTCAACAAACGGTATTCGGAAATTCTTCAGATCCCGAAGCAAACTTATTTACTCGGGCTACTCGCAGGCTCATTGCTCTTATCGGGATGCTCAACTTTGCGACCATATCCATTCTTTGCACCCTCTACCCCAGCGTCGAGCTCGTCACCTTTACACCACCAGAAAACAAAGAAGCCATTTCACTTATTTGGGGACTCATTAAATTCCCAAGTGGTGCCGACATCACAACCTCAATCACGACGGGACACATTTCTCTTGTTTCAATCGCCACTTTGGGAGCAATAGTTGGTTTCTACTTCACTCCTGGCGGTAAAAGATAATGCTTTCGAAACTCATTCTTTTTGTTCTTGCTCTAACAGTTGTTGGGTGTTTCTATCTACAAACCCAAGAAACAATTGATTTAGAAAATAAAGTTGAATCGCTTGAATCAGATATCGTAAACATTAACGAAACAATCGATGAGTTCGATGAAGTTTTTATTCTTTTAATTCAAGAAATAAGAAAAGAAAATAGCCAAAATTTAGCACATTATTATAAATAATAATATGACTGGCGATATACTCAATTTTATTCAATCTGTTGGAGTACCAATCACTGTGGCTTTAGCTACTGGAGGATTTCTTTTCTTAATTCTTAAATTTATTTTAAGTCAAGTTACAGATCAAATAAAAGGCATTTCAAACTCCTTGCTTTCACTTGAAAATAAGTGCGATGTTATGAATAATGATATCGTAAAGATCGATGCTCTTTTTTCAAGTGCATTTAATGTAGAACCAAACCTTGACCGCATTGCAGCGAGTGAAGGTAAAGAAGATTGTAGGGACGACTAATATGAGCGGAAGAGATTTTACATTTTGGGCAGATACAATTCAAACCTTCGGGTTTCCTGTCATTGCACTACTTTTAACCGGTTACTTTATTTGGTACATTTGGAAATGGGTAATCAAAGAAGTAAGGCCGGCGCTAAGTTCTGCTGGTAGTTCACTTGGAAAACTCAAAAGGCAAATTCAAGCACTTGATAATGATATGATTCGCTTGAATATGAAGCTTAAGATTTTAATTCAGGAAAGACATATTACAGATAAGCATAGAACAACGGATGAGCTTCAAGGAAAATAGTTCTGTATATCAGTATTATCAAAAAGAACTAAACGAGGTCCTAAAACATAAATGGGCCGAATCAGAAAAAGCCGGCAGAGATGTCGGCTTTAATGTTGCACTTACGAGTTGGATAAGAAACCATCGTGATGCTTGGCGCGAAAGCATAAAAAAGCCCCACTAAAAAGTGAGGCTTTTGTTTTAAAAATTTTACTTTTTAACTGACTTCTTTGTAGGAGTCTTTTTCTTTGTAGGCTTTTTGACCTTTGCTTTGAGTTCAGCAATTTCTGCTTGAGCCTTTTCATAAAGCTCGGCTGCATCTTCAACTGCACGGTTAACCTTTGTTGCGTTATTACGCGCAACTAAGATACCTGCAATAAAACCTGCGAGTACGAGTAGGATTGATACGATCATGATCTATTTTCTTTGTTATGGTTTATTTTATATTATGCCTTGTAGATATTCTGCAAGTGCGTTTCAAAAGCCTCTACTTTATCTAAGCGTTTTGGCCAAAGGATGTAATCCTTTTCAGGATTCTTTTTCAAATTGTTTAAAAGAGGTATGATAGCGTTATATAAGTCATCACACTTCGCTTGCAAGTTTTCTGCTTCCGCAGTAGTTCTTTCAACTTTCTTTTCAGCCTGTTGATAAGAAGTTAACTCTGTTTCGTCTACGGCTGTAAAGCCAAAATCAAATAGTTCGTTGTCGCTCATACTCTTATTTATACGTTTCTTTTGTTTAACGGATCACATATGGGTGCGGTATTTGGTAACCATACATAAGATGATATTACGTACTTTGGGCCAGAGATTGGAGTTGCTCCTTTATGAGGAAACGTCCAATGTGGAGGAAAGCAACACACTGTTCCTGCCTTTGGTTCTACTTTAACTTCTTCTCCAATATCGAAAACTGTTTCACCGCCTTCATCAACATCATTCAAATACCAAAACATTACTAAGGCGCGCTTTGCAGAAGATTCATCAAAGGAATCAACATGCCAATCGAAAACACCTTCATTCGGTTCATACCTTTTAATACGTGGTGCTTCGTAATCTTTCAATGGTTCATAGCACACTAACTTATCTCGTAATACGTTATGAACTTTATCCATGTAAAAATTATTTACAGCCTGCATTAACGCGCCCATAGGTTCTCTAAAGTCTTCAAACGCTGAGTGATTCAGCATATTGATTTCGTCAAACTTATAGATGGCATTATCGCGTTTTTCGTAATGCTCATCGTCTTTACTCACCGAATCATACGTATCGATAAGTGCTTTGCAAATGTCCAAAGGCATTGCATCTTTTAAAACTAAGATATGCTCAGCCAGCGTCTTCATTAATGTCTTTTATAGTTTCTTGGAATTCATTCCAACCAAAGCCTTCTTTATAAGATACAACAAACCACAACCATCCTCGATGGACGTAAGCATATCCTCGTTCTTCACTATTTTCTTCGTATTCGAGTTCAACTCTGATCCAAGGCTTTGTTTCAAACTCGGTTATATCTATGCAGTATTTTCCTATATTCATAATTTTAACTTGTTGTTTTGGCAAAGCCCATTAGCATTAATACTAAAAGCAAACCTCCTCCAATATATAATAAGATTGATTTCCAAAAGTCTTTATTTTTCCAAAAGGTCATTGAACCATACATTGGAGAACATACATGACATTTATTATCTTTTTTCATTAGTCTGTAAATTCTCCTGAGTGTGGGTTGTGACGAGGATAGGGGCGGTGTTTATTTTCGCTCATTTCCTTTTCTTTGAATTCTTCAGTCGTCATTGGTCGCGATTTCTTAACTTTAGTTGTTACCTTTTTTTGTCGAGAAATAACAACATAGTTACAGAACGTATTTGTCAATACCGCTATGTATAACCCCGTCATTATATCGTATAACGCCGCGATAAAGGACACGGCCATGCCTGTTGCTATAATTTTACTTTTCATTCGTAGTATCTTGTCTGGTATGGTTTTCTCATATCCTTTTGGTGTGAAATTGCTTTTTTAACTGATGGTAAAACTGCTGCATCAATGTGGGTGTATCCTAGATGTTTAGCGATGTCTAACCTTTGGCTTCCTCCCCAAACACTCCAGATTTTTTTAGATTGAGGATTGTGGTCATTATGCCAAAACGGCAATTCACATATTCTTTTCTTATATTCCTTTTTTAATTCTATCAACTCTAAGTGTGTTGTGTGAACGCACATAATAGGAAAATGCATACCGTCTTTCTGAATATCATTGATTAAGTTTTTTCTAAATGGCTTTAGTGGAGCTCCTTTTACAGTATCTACTGATGGAACAGATTGCCAAATTTCGTCAATAGGTAATTCAACTATAGGATAATGTCTCCAATGTGGAGAATAATCGCACTTAAGAATCTTTTTCATCGTTTCCATAAAACATTCTTACAACCATATCATAAATTATAGGAGGATAAACTTTTGCGACTTCAATAATTAACATGCACATTGCTTGAATAAAGTGAATAGGCATTAGCACTATCAACAAAGTTACAAACGTTATTTCAAAACAAATTCTTTTTACGACACTCATTTTTATTCTGCTCTTTTTTTCTGTCCTTAAACTGAACCGTTGGTTTTGGCATTTTGCCGCGTAAGCTCTTCAGCACGTCCAACGTAGTGATCGTACCAAGCTTGTTCGTCTGCTTCTTCGAGTGCATCTTTTGCGGTATCTGTTAATTGAATTCCTTGTTCTTTAAATTTGCGAGCTTGATCTATACTGATTATATTCTCGTCATTGTTATTTATTAAAACAAATCGAGTGTTGTTAAAATCGATCATAGTGTTGCTGTTGTTTTCTATCATACTTCTATTATAAACTAAGTTTGCGTATTTGTAAACAGTTTTTGTTTTAAGTGTTCCCACGTTTCGCCTGACGCAACTTCATTAGGTTTCCACTGCGCATAAGCAATATTGTTACACCATTGTGTTCGATCAGGCCACTTTAGAACATTCAGATCTGTGAAGTCGTGCGCTGCGATATCATACACCATTGATCCTTTATCTAAAGCAACTACTGGTTTTCCTGCAAGAACTGCATCAACGCCTGCATTACTGTTAATAGTAACTACTACCTTTGCGCCTTTAACTGCATCTTCAATTGGCATAAAGCGTTCTACATAACTTATGTCTTTTCCATGTATTCTTGGCCAGCCATCATTAGCTGTTGGGTGCTGTTTTATTTTAATTGGCAAATCTGTAAATTTTCTTATTGAATCAACTATAGTTTGATAAGAAAATCCTCTTCCATAAATTGATGCATCATTTTTAATTTGAAGAGGTATGAAAATATAATTACCATCGCTATAGTCTAATAATCTTCCATCATTAAAATGTTTATTCCATCTATCGTTAGGTGAATTTTGATTACAAAAATCTGCGCGGCCGTTAAGTCCATTCCAGCCAAACGACAACCAAAACTTTTCTTTTGATTGCACATTATTTAAATATGAGTTTTCAATTACTATAACGTTTTTAGCAATTTTTGATAAGCCATAAAAATTTCTACTACCCCAACAAAACGCCACATCGTATTGTTTTCCTATATCGCGCTCTAAAGTGTAAACATCTATGTCTGCATGACCGTGCTTTTGTAATCCTTTTACAAAATTTTTGATAGGATTAGTGTGGTGATTTAAAGTACAACGCGCAATAAATTTCATAAATTTTTACTTCAATATATCTACTTGCTTGGTGTAAAGCGTAAAATATTCGCCAAAGTGTTTATCAAATGTTTTGACTAAATGAGTGTAATCAGAAGACATCATATCATCCTTAAGCTTTTTTCGCTCATCTTCGTTATAATCTAATTGATGCGCAGTAGAATCTGCTAATCCTATTAGCATATGTGCGTTACCATCTGGTCCATCTAAATCGATATCCCTTTGGGCTTCTCTAAATGCGGTGTGCCTTATTGCCATTATTTAATACGATAGTTGTTGTTGTTTAGTATGACGTCAAGCCCCTGATCTTTCATTACTTCAACGATAGGAGTTCCATTAATCAAAAATGCTTTATAGCAAAAATTTGAAGTTCCTACTATAGACCTACACGCCTTTGCTATAGTGTTGTACCTTTGCCCATTTACATAGTAGCCATCTTCCTTTAGAACTCCTTCAACAGGCTTAAAGCTATTCCAAGTGTCAACTGTTAACGATGTTTCACCAATCTTTTTGTATAACTCTCGTTCTAACTTAGCCCAAGAGTTTGATTGCTTTGCTTTCTTAAATTCTACATCTTCAGTATATGTACCTAAGTCAATTTCAGCAGATTCATGTTTTAAGTGTTCAATCAAAGCTGTGATTGCATCTACTAAAGTTAGATCTTCATCTAAGATCCATTCTCCTGCGTAAGGTTGGCGAATGTTGTGAATTAGTTTTTCTACTTCACTCGCCACAGATTCTTTAAACTCCCAAGCTTTGACCACGACATACCCAAACGGCATAATCGTACTCGCGTTCTTTTTAAGCTGACCTTCTCTAATAGGAAGATGACCTTTCGATTGAGTGATTCCTACCTTTTTTCTATTCTGAACGTCTACTTCTTCGAGTGGATCATATGGTTGTCCTATGTATAATACGTGTTTCATAAAATTTTATTTATCCACGCATAAAATTCTTAACACAGGACCGTGGTCCATTTGGTACATAGTATTTCTTATTGCGTTCCCACGATTCATTAGTAAATACTTGAATCGATCCCGCAGTCTTATGACCATAGTTCATAACACCTCTACGATTACGAGTAGTCTCACGTGGAGGTGCACTGTTTAATCCAAGTATAGCTTTTATATTTGCGTCCATTAGCGTGGTAGTATTTTTAAGATTTCAGTTGAAGTATAACCTTCGCTGAGAAGAAGGCCGATGACTTTTCTAATATCGACATATCCGTAGACATCGTCTCCAGAATCTTCAAGCTCAGGTATATTGGCAAAAATTCCATCGCCAATCAAATATGCAACTTCGAAACATGTGTATGGACCATGATCGTGCTTTGGATGACAATAGTTATACGAACTTGCCTGAATCGAAAGTCGGCCATCGCGGAACTTTACCGCAGGATTTTGTGGCTTAAGCTTTTCTATATATTCTTTTTGTATATCGTCAGGGTTCATTTGATCCTTCCGCTTTTTACGTATTCTTCTATAGTTGGAAGACTATCTCGATATTTAATAAGATCAAGAATAAGTTGATTTAAAGATACACGACTATGTTGATGTGGATCGAATAATGCGTTACCGTGAACAATGGCTTCGACTTCCATCCCAATATTTGTGTGAGATGGAAAGTTTTTTTCGGCGTTATCTGAAACAATAGTAGCAGCCATTATGCTACCTCCTTCCAACCAAATGATTCGCATAAGAATCGTACTCCATCTACTTCTACGATATCGCCTGTAGAAAGTGAATAGTTACCTGGAGCTCGAAAATCATTTGCGATATTGATTTCCTCCTCACTTAGCATTTCTTCAGGAGCGTTTAAAATATGAAACACATATTCAGCAACTTCTTCACCGATACGTACGTGATCCATTTTAAAGCTTTGAGGAATAACTGCCTCGTAAATTTTAGTACGAGTTGCGAATTCGTCTGCTTCAAACGCATAGCGACTATTAATTGGACGATGTATTTTGATTGAGTTGCTCATTATATAGTTACCTCCTTGAGTTTGAGTGTGTAAAGAATTTTGTTCCAAAATGAAGCTTTGCGCTTCAGGCGGGCTTTGTATCGATTTGTCATAATTATGCTACCTCCATTTGAGATACTGACCTGACTTGTACGTCTGCCCTGAAGGTGAAGTATGCGTAATAGTCTCTACGATAATCCTTAGCTTGAGCGCGGGTGATTTCAGTGTGCTCGCCGGTGCGAGTGTTGGTGAGGTCGAATATGTCGCCATATCCTTTGTGGTCGATGATGTATTTTATTTTAGCCATAATTGTTCCTAACTTGATTATGGTACTATTATACCATAAGAAACGAGTTATGTGAACAGTTATTTTCGGCCTGCAAGCCCTTAAGGTGCACAAGCTAATAGCAGTCAACTACTTAAAAACTGCACTTTTTTTCACCTTTTCATAAGTGGTTGACTATCAACACTAGAGTAAACTTAACCACATAAAGAGGGCAATAGCGAAAAATACGCTGAATACTCCTATAACTACCTTATCGGCTGTCGTAAGTCTACGATCAGCGTTCCTGCTATTCATTGATTTTTTCATTATTTTTTATATTTGTAATATACGCAAATCATTACTATAACGAATATAGCGCTGAAGATGTAATTTAAACATAGCCAATAATCAAAGCCGAACTTTAAAACAGCATATCCTAACGCTGCAGCATAACCAATTATAGACATAAAGCATAGACCTATACTCACGTCTTCAACTGATTTTGTTCTAATTGACTTTATTATTTGAGGCCAAAAACATCCGATAAAACAGACGTTATATATTATTCCTAAGGTGTTTTCAACAAATCCACTCATATAGATCTTTCCAATTTTTTACTCGAGTTACGTTATCGTTTACGTTATAATATTTATTGTATGGTTGATTTAAGAGAAAAGACTTTAGTCCGAGCTTAGCTCCCACTTCAGCGTTTTCAGGCTTATCCTCAACCCATATGAATTCTGAATCTTCGTACCTCTTTAGTGCTTCTGTCTTATCAGCTCCACAATCGAGACACTCGATTCGTTCGAAAACTGTTTCTCCAAATACTCTTTTTAGATTTTCTTCGCGTAGTCGTTGAGCATAAGGTTCTGTTCCAAGAGATGTAATGCAATGAAATACTGCGCCGTGTTCTTCGTGTAACTTACGAACATACTTAATAGCATCGCCTAATGGAGGTAGAAAACCAATAGCTGCTGATTCGTTAAAGTGTCTTACAAGAACATCAGCTTCATCGTCTGATATGCCATAAACTTCTGACACCTTATACGAAATCTGAGGACTTTTCTTAAAGCCTTTACGCTTCATCCACCATTCAAAGGAGTGAACCCATGATAGGAGCACTCCATCACAATCTGTCAATATAATCATTTTCTATTTTCGTAATAATAAGTTAGTTCTTCAATCAAGGGATCAATCCAATCTTCTTTGTTTTCTTTAAAAATAATTGGTTTAGGATCTCCATCAACTACCATCAGCGTGACGAGTTGATCAATTACAATTCCAGTACGTTCTTCAAACATGATAGCATAAGCGCATTCTTGCATAAAGTAAGAACTAATTTCGCTACGTTCTTTAACTCTACCAGCTGTTTTAAAATCGACGATAGATAGTTTACCATCAAATTCAGCGATGCAATCTACTCGTCCTGCAACCTTAAGCTTATCTGAATAAAGAGGGCATTCTTGCATATAGACTTTACCTACGTTATCATCAATTACTTCTTTTAATGTGTTCCAACTATATTGAACATGCGGCATTTTATCGCCTGGTGTACGAATAAAGTCTTCTTCGTTATTGATATACCTTTCGGCAATATTGTGAACTGCGGTTCCACGTGTTGTAGCATGACGGGTGATCCTCTTAGCTTCTTCTTCACCAATACTTTTACGCCACTTAGCCCACTTCCAACGATCCCTATAACCAAGTGCAGTCGTAATCGAAGGATACTTTTCACCTTCTGGCGTAACGTACGTACGGCCTGATTTAAGTGTTTCAGCCTCAAGATCTTGATAGCCAAGATCAACGTTTTCGTGTATGAATTTAGTAGTGTTCAATTGTATTGTCCTTTCCAGATGCTTTTTTAATTCCTTTGAGAACGTCATTCCATTCGGTTCCTGCTCGTCTAATTGCTCCAACTGCACCTTGATAATTTAGTCCTGGTGCTCCTATGACATATTCCCAATCAGGACCTTCTTCTTTCAAAGTTTTTTCTTTATCTTTATAACTGCAAAACACTTCTTTTGTTTTACCGGTTTTTTCGTTGTATATATCGTATGTAGGCATTTTATGTAATGAACCAATGTGGAGTAGTGCGTTTTGACCAAGCCATATTGAATCTTTCTTGTTTTGTTTTGTAAAAGGCACGGTATGACTTAACGGGATCGTCAAACATACATTCTGGATTTGATTTCATAGCCAATGGGAACTTAGTTAGTTTACCATTTGGAATGTTTACTGGTGCATCGAATAATTCTTTACGAAGAATCTGATCTGTTTTGTGAACTTTGCCATAGCGATATGTATATTCGTCACAGAGAGCATCAAACAACTTCCAATGCCAGCGATAGTTTTCGAGCGTTTGCATAGTCCATACTGTACAAGGATGATACTTATGAACTGCTTTATAAAGTACATTTTCGCGATCATCAGATAAGGCGTAGTATTGTTGAATTGTTTTACCTGATACTGAACGGCGTTTTTCTGCTTTGCCGTCAAGCATGCGATGAGCAGTTGACAACATCTGTGCAGATTCAATAATCATTTTGACTACATGTTTATCGCAGTGTTCTTGTGCTGCTTTTACTGGATCTTTATTGAGTACAAATACATTCATAATATACTTATATTATACTTTAAGATTACTCTTGTGTACACTATAAAATTTCTGGAAAGGCTGCTTGAACAAGACTCTTTGTGATTTTTCTATACTTCTTATTTTGAAGATTTATGATAGTTCCGTCTTTCGCTGCACAAAGAATTGCTGCATCCGGTTCAACAATTGATTCTAAAATAGTAATAAAAGCCTTTTCTTTACGCAATCTATCAATCCCATTTCCTTTAACGCATTTGCCAATTTGCGAAAATGCGTTTTTCAAAGAACATGGCTCTTTCCCTATTGGACATGCTTCAAATGGAGGTTTACCTTGAGGTAAGTCTAATTCAATTTTATCGTTATAACAAAGCTGTAAAACAGACTTTACTTGTTTAAAGGCATTGGCCTTAAGATATTCTATTCTTTCGTTTCTGTCTTCGATTTTGCAAATTTCATCGAATACCTCGTGTATATATTTACTATCTTTCATAATTCCTGTTGCAGTTGGCATAATTAACTTTCGTTTACAAAGAAGTCTTTTGCTGATTCTACAAGCAAAGCACATCTTTTGGTTATTAGATAATTCAAGACTTTCATGTTTTTCTTGCCTTGTTGAGATTTATATTTATCCATGATATTAGATTGAATATCTGCAGGGATACAATCTAAGTCAATCATAAGTTTGTTACGGCAATAGTTTCTGTATTGCTCCTGTGTCATTACATCCTCATCGCAAAGATTTGGATATGCTTTGTACCATTCTTGAATCCTTTTAGTACGTAAAGGTGTTTGACGTAAACCATCGCTGAATGTGTTATCAGCACTGAGCATGTTTGGTACACCATCACTTACATCGCCTTTACAGATGTGTTCGAACTTGTAGTAAACAGGATCGTCGACCTTTAAGAAGTTGCGCTTCATAGGACTAAACTGTTTGACGTTTGAATAACGATGCAGTTGAATAAAGTCTTTATCAGAAGAAACAATCATGACTGGCTCGTTTTGGCCAAATTCTTGAGTAGATTCTACTAGTACACCAATTACATCATCTGCTTCTGCGCGGTCTACGTGAACTACGGGATAAGGCATTTCTTCTGCGATTTCGTCACGGATGCCATTGAGAAACCCAAAGAACTTGCCCCAATCGAGCGGTGATTCTTCTCGAGATGATTTACGCTTTGCTTTGTACTGAGGATACTTTTCCTTACGCCAGGATGTACTATCGCAGGCCAGTATCATAGGGCCATATTCGTCCCTGAATTTGACATTGTACCTTCGAAGGGAGTTTAATATCATATGACGGATAAGGCTTTCTTCAACCTCGTCCGGACGATCTTGTGAAAATATTGCGGCGATCGCAATACCGCTATAATCTACTATTATCATAATTTAGTCTACTTTTACTTGATTTAGTATCTATTATAAACCAAGTTTGAAGGTTTGTACACCTATAGTTACTCAAAATCTTCTGGACTAAGATCCTTTAAATGACCTCTGTGAATCTTTCCGCCGAAAAAAGCATTATGATATTCTTCAGGTTTAAGAAGTGCGTGGGTATTCATTTGTTCATAGCATTCCATATAACTCATTACTCCTTTAGATTTACATAGATGGATGATTTCACGATGGAAGTGGTCTAGGCCGTTTTGTTCTACAATCAATTTTACGGTTTCGCTTGACCCACAATACGTTTTCCAATCAGATTCTTTTAAAGATCGACGTTTACGTGTTTTACCTTTTAGAGGTGGTTTAGTTACTTTAGAAAAGAAGTTCTTTTTTCCAATATATTTCATGCCTGTAGAAGTATCTGTAACTACGTAGACGAACCCTACCGCATCACCTATCATTTCACTAGTAAACTCCTCACCTTTATAACTCCACATAGAGTTATTTATATTGCAGTAAACGATAGTCAGCTTCGTATCTATTTTCGATTAGTTCTGTAATTTCTTTAGATACATTTACCACTTCTTTAACTGATGCGTTTTCAGGTTTTATGACTTTAGGATAAAGTATATTGCAGCGATTAAATATTAGTTCTCTCGCCTTTTCCCAATCTTTTTCAAATGATTCCATTTTTACAATAAAGTTTAATCTTTTTAAGTTTAAATCGTATGTCTGTGATCGAAAATGTTGATCGCCTGTTTCATCTTTTATTTTGCAAACTTTTTTAATAAAATCTTCAAATGGTAACTTATAGGGAATATTGTGTCTTTTAATAAAGGGCCGAAAAGGTTTATCATTTACTTTATCTCTCCAACAACTTATCAAGCGTTTTTCTGGATTTCTACAAAACCCAATGACTAAATAATCATCTGGTATAGAATTCTTATCGCAGTATTTCCATTTTTTATCAGGCCACTTAAATACGCGTTCTTTTTCATTTTCATCACATAATAGATCAACTAACAATCTTTTAATCGTAGTATTTCCTGCTTTACATATAAACTGAAAGCATACTCTGTGTTCGTGAATTAAACAGTTGTTTGGATCAGGCATTTGGGTAACTTCCAATTATGTAGTTTTGTTGCGATCGCTCTTTCATAAATTTTTTTAAAATGTGGATCGTTTTTCCAGCCTTTTGGCCACGCTTGTGTTTGCGCATATTCTGATTTTGCCCATTTTGTGTGAATAAAAAGAGGCTCGTTTGTTTTTATTGTTTTGTGAGGACGCAATGTACCTTGTTCTATCGCTTCACTATTTGCACCATTTATATAATTAGCTTTCTTATATAATCTTACTTCAGCCGCACAAAATTCTCTATCACCAATATGATATACGTCTTTAACTACGTCGACTCCAGAAAAACAAAGGGAAGCATTATTTTTAATTGCATTTTTAAACCAGTTTTTGCAGGTGGCCATTGCAATCATATCTCCATCCCATTTACAAACCCACTCGCATGTTGCTTTACTAAAACACCAATTGTAAAAATAAGCACGAGCATATTTATCATAAGGTTGTTTAAAATGACCTGGACCGTTTGGACGACTTTCGTGTTCATAGTGATAATATTTTATCTTATCATATTTAGAACACCAATCTTTACAAATTTGAGTTGTATTGTCTTTTTGAACTCCTTGCGTGCATAATAATATTTCGTCAAAAATATCAATAACTGATTCTAAACATTTTGGAAGCCATTCTGCTTCGTTACTTAATCTTATAACCGCCGCAATATCATTCATCCCACTCAATGTCTTCTGGTTCGCCATTGAACTCTTCTGCACACATCGGACAGAAGTTAGGTTCTAAAAAGTCAGGTGATTCTTCTTCATCAAATTCGATGTGGACGTGGATTTTGCATCTGGCACAATATAGTTTTTCAGCGTACATATATTAACCTTCGCAGGAAGTGCAGGTGAGTAGATTCCTCGATAATTCCTGTGAAGGATTAGTTCCACGATGATAGTAAAGTGTCTTTACACCTTGTTCCCAAGCGTAAATCAAAAGTTGATTTGTATCACGCGGTGGTGTCTTTGGATGAATCATTAGATTAATACTCTGTGATTGATCAATGAATTTTTGTCTTATACTCGTTTGTAGTATAATTTCCTTTTGTGATATTTCACCAAACGTTTTGAATACGTCTTTTTCATGATCTGACAAGAACATAAGATGTTGAACACTTCCACCGGTTACAAGAATAGATTTCCAAACGTCTTGTGTATCGTGTCCGTAATTGTTTAAGACTTCTTTAAGGTGAGGATTCTTATAAGTAAACTTACCTTTTGCGAGATCTTTAACAAAGTAATTACTGTTTAGAGGTTCAACGCTTGGTGATACTTGACCAAGAATAAAAGAACTCGAAGTAGTAGGTGCAATTGCTTGCGTTGTCATATTCCTACGACCTGCACCTTTAAGTTTTTCTGGTTCTCCTAGTGTCTTAGCCATTTCGCTTGAAGCGATCATGCTTTCAGATTCAATGTGCTTAAAGATATCACTTGTTAGCATTTTTGCTTGAAGATCTTCAAACGCAATACTTTTACTCTGGAGATATGAATGCCAACCAAGTACACCAATACCAATTGCACGTTGTTCAATTGAGAATTTACGCGGTGCATCCATAAATGGTAAACCTTCTGTCTTTTCAATAAACTCTTCAATCACGGTGTCAAGAAACTTTGTCATTACTTGAACTGCATCTGTTTCTTTCCAATCATCATAGTGTAATAGGTTCATTGAAGATAGACAACACACAAATGATTCTTCTTTATTTGTCGATAAACAAATTTCAGAGCATAAGTTAGATGCGTAGATTTTACCACTTTCTTTTGGTTTATTCTTATTCACTGTGTCGCTAAACATAATATAAGGATAACCACTTTCATATCGTTTTTGAATTACTTTACCCCAAATCTTACGCTTTTCTTTGTCGCCATCAAGCATTTCTTTCATAAAGCTATCAGGCACTGTAACCCCAATTGACATATTTTGAATAGGATGACCATCACCGCGTATTTGAAGAAACTCAAGAATATCAGGATGATCAATTGGCATATAACCTGCAAATGAACCACGACGTACGTTTGACTGAGAAACAACGTTAGTCATAGTTTCATATAACTCCATAAAATGAACAGGTCCGTTTGAATTACCACCTGCAGAAATTTCAGATCCACGACTACGCAGTGATCCAAAGTATGCAGATGTTCCTCCACCCATCTTAGTCATCATGCCGACCTCGGCCTGTTTACCTAAAATAGATTCCATCGTATCGTCGATGTATGATCCAAAGCAAGAAATGGGTAAGCCACGTTTAAGCCCATAGTTTGCCCAGATAGGAGAGGCCAGTGAATACCAACCCTTCTTCATATAGTCTTCAAACTTATCGGCGAAACCATCTTCACCCAAAGTTCTTTGCGCCTTTAACGCAATTTGTCTTATACGTTTTTCGGGTGTAACACCTTCTGTTAAGTAACCACGCTCAAGAAATAAACGCGAGTCTTTGTTCAACCAATAATAATCTTCCATAATATATCTATACCTTTAAAATAGGTCGTCTTCGTCGTATGATTTGTCTTTCTTCGAATATTCTGTTGGACGTTTAAAGAAGAAGTCAGTAGCAGTATTGCCAAGTACATCTTCATCAAACCATTCTGTTTTTGCAAGTAATTCTTTATCGATATCATCAAACACTGGCTCAATACCAATCTGTGTTAATGAGTCATTTAACCGGTTTTTAATAAAGTTATGCATGATAGGAGAACTGAGGTGCTCCGATTGATAACCATTTACCGACCACTCGATAATCTTTGCTTCTGCGTTAAACGCTTCAACACACTCAGAGCGAATACGTTGAATAAGTTCTTCATCAAAAAGCTCAGGGTGTTCTTCGCGAATAACGTTTACTAACTTTACACCTACCATAGCATGAATCATTTCTTCCTTTGAAGTATACGCTACTTGTTGAGCAACGTCTTTTAATTGATTTTTGAAACGATTAAAGTAGTTAATGGTGTAGAATTGTGAAAACAACGAAACGTTTTCTACGTATAAAGTAAACAAAATAAGCGAATAAACATATTGCTTCTTTGAATCTTTATAATACTTATGTAGATACTTGCGTAAATACTTTACACGATTTTGAATAATAGGAAGTTGAAGATTGTCTTCAAACACATCTTCCATATCTAAAATATCGATGAGTCGTTCATAAGCGTTGTTATGAATAACTTCTACATTGGCCATCACATAACCAAGATCGGTAATTGATGGGTGAGGTAGGTTTTGACCTACGTTTGCCCAAAAGGTTTTGACCGCAACCTCAATTTGTGCGATCGCTGAAAGACAACGTGTGACCATTTCACGTTCGTCTTCTGACATATTAACTTTAAAGTCTTGGACATCTGATTGAAAATTAAATTCTTTATCAGTCCAAAAGCCATTGTGCATAGCTTGTATAAAATTTTCGGTCCACGGATAGTGATCTGGTTTTCTAGATATTTGTTCTACGAATATTGACATATGGTTAGGCTCTTCTTTATTAGTTAAGGATTAATTATACCACAAGTAACGTTACATGTACACAACAAATTTACTCATTTGCTGCCTTTGGTCTAATCGATCTTAGAGCGCCATTTTCTGAATTTCGTAGAATTATTACTGAACCTGTATTTTTGCGATGATAATCATATATAGATTTTTCAACATCATCTTGCAAATTAAGATATTTTTTCCATCTTTCAAATTTTGTACGGCCTGCTTGGAAGCGATTAAACGTTTCAGACGAAACATCAAACTGACGATATACTCTTTTATCCTTATCAACGCCTAAGGGCTTATCAGCAATTGCGACAGCTGACGTCGTAGTAGAATCTTTTATCATCGGTAAATGTCCTCTTGTGTAACATAAATTACTTGTTTTGTTTTTGTGTGATTTGCTTTATATACCTTATGGCCTAATATAGAGCCATGAGGTGCAGATTCCACGATGTTAACCCAAGTATCTTTCTTTGCGAGTAGTTCGCCGGTCTTGGGTAACGCAATGTCGCGGGCCAGTGCGTATTTACCTGTTTCTATGTCTCCGTTTTCAGTCAAATACCATTCGTTGATTTCAGCGGTATAATTACTTAAATCATACCCTGTTGCTTCCTTAATGACCTTTACTAATTTATTGTCTGTTATGCCAGTGTGCTCTCTAATTAAGAAAAGAGCTCCTAGATAAGAGGCAAGGGTCGACCTGCCGAGTGGAAGCTTATTTATCAATCTTTTGATATTGAAGACTAATCTATGGAATATATTATAAGCAGCTTTTTCTTTATCATTTTCTGGTTTTTTTAAAACTTTACCGTCTTTATCTATTAGCCCTAATTTAAACGCGGTTGTCCTATTCCACTTGGTGGTTAACAAACGCAAAAATCTTAGTGCGTAAAAAAAGTCTGGTCCTTTTAAAAATCCCATTTTATAATTCTTTCAGTTTCTTGGCTATGCTTAAATCTATATTTATATTTTTATGTAAGTTCTCTGGCAAATAATGCAAATAAACTAAAAATGTTTTTAGCGTCGGCCATAGGTTTGTATCTACTTTATGAAATATCATTCTATTAGCCGCACCAATTTCAAAAACATTATAAATCGTTATAATGTGATTTAGCAATAATCGTTCTTGTATTTTACCGGTGTCGCGATACCTTCTAAGAAGTCTTACTACATATTTGAATTTAGCAACATCATCATAAAAATCTTGTACATCTAAGCACGAGCTATTTCTATAATGATTGGCCGCATATATTTCAAAGTTCGCATTATTTAGTTCATCAAATAGTTGCATTACAAAATTATTTATACCTCTTTAAGAAGCTTGCGATGATTGTACACCCAACTCATAAAGTTGAAAATCCGCAGTGTCTTTTTTGTAAGGATTCTTTTTCTTTCCTTTATCTTTTTCTCCAGCTTGATAAGCTTCAGAATCTTCAACTTGTTTTGCAAGTTTATTATTGATAAAGATTTTTGAAAGCATGCCATCAACATCGCGTTTTGTTACTTTAGTGTCTCCACCTTTTACAAAAACTTCTGGTTTAACTGCTTCTTCAAGATCAGCTGCTTCTTCAACTTCAATTGATTCGTCCTTTGGCATTTCGTCATATATTTTTTGAACGAACTTGATAACATCATTCGCACTAGAAAAGTATTCTTCGTAATCTTTACCTTTACCGTTTGTACGATCATCGTGAGTAACTACTATACCTTTTTTACCACCAAGTCGAAGAATGATGATGTTGAAAATAGTAAGATTGATAAATGCAGTACCATATTTTTTAGAGATATCAAGCTTAGCACCTGATAGATTCTTTTTGGCCCACTTCATTACCTTTTCGATGTCGCCAAAGTTTGCAGCTTCTTGAAGTTCAACTGATTCTTCAATCTCTACTTCTTCCTTTTTGGCAAGGATCTTTTCAGCAGCATCTTGCCCGATTTCTACAGGATACTTTTTACCGTCAAACTCAAATTCATCTTCACCAGCAAGTTTAGCTTTAGCGGCAGCTGCAGTAAATTCATTGCCTTCTTTAGTAAAATCACTTGATTCTTGCATACCAGCAGCAACTTTCATTGCTTTTTCGATGTTACTAACTGAACCTTCAAATCCCATTACGTGGAATTCTTTACCGCCGCGCTTCATTACAACTGGGTTGCTTATTGGCTTAATTTTAAGCTTCTTAGCCATCGACTGGAATTTAACTAATCCGTCTTTTGTTGAAAAACCAAAGAAATTATCTACGGCTTCTGCAAGATTTTCTTCAGTTTGCTTTTCGCTTTCTGGATTCTTTTTCTTATCGACAACGTGGTCGTCGTGTGCTGCTTTATCAGCAGGTGCGATTTCAGTTTCAGAAATCTTTTTTTCTAATTGTACGTCGGGAGCTAAAACTTCTTTTACCGCTTCAGCCACAGACAGTGTATCTTTGTTTTGATGTAAGTTCATGTGTTTATTCCTTTATGTTATTTATACGAGGTTGTGGCCTCTGTTGTAGTTTTTCCCTTAAAGTCTCCTTTAAGTTTTTTTAATCTTTCAGACTCGGTTTTTTTAATTCCGGGTAAAAGTTTCTTTGCGATTTTTTTAATGGCTGCAGATTTAGCTTGCACTTTTTTATCTACTGCTATTTTTTCGCCATACGACATCGAATTATAATTTTTGTCTTTAATAAATTTTTTTCTTATAATATCTCTTGCCTTTGCTTGCGCCTTTTTCTTCAACTTTTCAGGAGAAGCTTTTTTCTTAGCAGCCATTTTTCTTTTCATCGCAAGCTTAGGGGCAAGTCTTTTCATTTGCTTACTTCTTGCAATTCTTTGCTGAGGTGTTAAAGGCTTCTCAACTAGAAACTGTGAGAAACTCATCATAGCGAAGGCGTTCCCCAAAAGATCATTGCTACTGAACCAGTGATTAGTGCAGTGAGCGCGATCCAAAAGATTTTGTTTAATACACCTACTGCACCCTCTACGTCGTGGACTTTTGTCTCCACCTTTCTCATTCTATCGTCAAGATCTTGAAGCTGTTGATGCTGTGCTATGTTTAAAGATTCAAGACCAGCTAGTTTTTCTTCTGCTCTCGCAATAGAAACAACTGCATCGGCGAGTTTATCGATCTTCTCTTCGATGCGGTCTAGTCTTGTTGATTCCCCTTTATTCATTGTCATAAAATTTTATTTTACTGCTTTACCTTTTAGTTTAGATAGAACATTCATAATTACGCGTGGATTTAAACCTGAACCTGACATGGCGTTATTAATGTCACCCCACATATACTTATCTTTATTAGATTCTTCAATTGATTCTCCGAGTACCGCATCTACACTTCCGCTTGGTACTGTGTTTGGATTAGCCTTCATTTGTTTAAGGCCTTTCTTAATAGCTTCAGCAGAGTTACGGGCCTTCACATCAACTGTTTGACCTTTAAAGAGTTTACCAGCTTTCTTAGTGATAGTAACTGTCCAAAACTTAACTGCTTCATCGACTTCAACTGAATCTCTAAGAACAAACTTAACTTCTTTTGCGCCCCTAAAGAAATCCCTTAGCTTCTCATCGTTTGGAAAAACGATTTCATCCTTTTCAATTTGTTCAATTTCTCCTTTGTACTTTGGAAACTTCTTTTCAGCTTTTTTAATGAATGCTCTAATCATTCTTGGATTATAGACAATGGCTCTATTTTCTTTTAAAGCGGTTTCTTCTAAAATTGTTTTTGCGGCGTTTAATAATTCTTTCATTTTGATTTTTTACTCCAGTTAAGTGAAATTTCGTCAGTTGCTATTGGTCCACCTTTTGCCCATGTGTGACAGGAACGAGCAGAGTGACATTTAAAATGGTGCATCCAGCAATAACCAAGTTCACCATCATCATCTGAGGTTTTTCCTGGCATGCAGTCTTTCATTCGAGGAGATACATCAAAAGCTACACAGTTTTCACATAGTGATTTCTTTGCAGCTTCTTCTGTTGTTTTCCAGTAGTCGGCAATATCTTTCCAGTAACTGCCAGGTTCGTCTACATTGAGCGGACCGTAGTTGAATTCTTTAATAGTGGCATCACGATTTTTCGTGTTTACCTTTAAGTCTTGAGTTGCAACAGGGCAAGATGCATCTTCGCCATAAAGGGTTTCTTCTAAATCTTCTTTTTGGCCTTTATGCTGGGCCCACAAATCTTTATCTGCTGTAGTGCGGGTTTTACCTCCCGTTATAAATGAGTTAATACGAGCATAAGCCCATTGATGAGGTGTTGCTCCTGGGCGGTGACCTGTTTTCCAAGCAGCCATTCCGCGATCAAATACTTTTTTAAGAATGCCATACGAAATACCTGATTCGTCAGCTTTATTCTTAATGCCTTTAATTTGTTTTTCGCTTAGCTCTTTTGCATATAATAGAGCCTTTAGCTTTTCTTTAAATTCTTTTGTTCTACCATCAATTGTAGGACCTTTTGATTCTATAATGGTTTCATACTCATCTTTATAACTACTTACAAATTTTTTGTATGCTTCTTTTACTGAGGATGAGCTAGTAAAGTTTGCATCTTCGTAAATAAAATCAGTCCAAAAATCTTCACCTAAGATGATTTTACACTGTTCAATTAATCTTTGTTTTTGTAAGTTCATGAGTTCCCATTAAATTATAAATCTATTTATAATAAAGTCATCCTCCAAATTCGTGTCCAGCGACTCTTTTCATTTGTTTTTTATATTCTTCGAAATCTGGTTTTTTCTTGTAAAGCTTAATTGAAATCTCATCGCGGTCTTTACCTTTAATGCGCCATTTAAATCCCTTTTCCAAATGTTCAGGTTTAGTTGTCTTAACTACACGGCGTTTGAAACCATCTTCCCACGGTTCGCTTTTACCTTCGCCTTCCTCAAGACCTTCTGCATACATGTTATATCCACGAACGTCTTCTTTGTCTTGCATTTTCTTTATAAACTTTTCTGCATCCGATTGGTTCTTAAAAGACTTTTTCATCTTTTTGCCATTCCACAATTCGACTGAAGCAATTACCTTTTTAGCTTCTTCGATATCTTCAGGCACACAATTGGGAACTTTCTTGTTTCCTTTTTTCTTCATGCCTACTTGTTTATATCCATCCCAACAATCTTCGGCTTGGCCAGGTGTATCTTTTTTATACGCCTTTGTCAATTCGTCAGATGGATAATCATTAGATTCTTTTTCTACAAATTCACCAAACTTTTTGCGATAAGCGAGTGTGTGTTTAGACACTTTAGTCTTTGCTCTAGCATCTCCAGGGGCAGGTTTATACGCCTTTGGATTATCATCAGACATTTTAGCCTGTTTATTAAACTGCGCAGACCTTTTGTCCTTTGTTGACTTTGAAAGGTTTTTACCATAGGTTGGATTCAGCTTTTCAATAAAGTACTTTTTATCGTCTGTTGATATAACATAATTTGATTTACGTTCTTTAATAATTATTTCTACGTCTTCAGCGTACACATTATCACCAACATTAAATATTTCACCTGAAATATATTGTTCTCTTTTTTCTGATATTGCTGGTAGTTGTATGTGCTTTCTAAAATTATTCATTTCCTTTAATCCCATTCTTTTACGAAGTAGATTAAAGAGTGTCATATCTTCGCCATACGCCTTTGGTAAACCCATTGTAAACGATTTAAAGTCTCCGTCTATTACGGCTTGTCGCATTTTAGATGCACTCATACCTGATACACCTTCAGCGTCTGGATCACGTTCGCCAGCTGATGCGATTTCAATACCATCTTTAAAGTTGTAATAGCCATGACGCCCTTTAGCACCATTGTATTGATTCAAAAGTTTTTGAAATTCTTTTACTCGATCTGATCCTACGACCATAGTGATTTTAGTAAACCCCTGATCAAATAATATTGATGCAATGTGTAGTGCTGTTTTTGCGTTTTTATCTTCGATAATGCTACGGCCGTGCTTTGGAAACATTTTGCGCATTACTTTAATTTTTTCTTTATATTCTAAAGGATTCTTTTTAGCGTCACTAGATTGTGAAGCGTAGATGCGATAATCATTTCCTCTTGCAAGTGATGCGACTTTAGCAAGCAATTTTCCATGTCCTATTGTAGGAGGATTAAACCTACCAAACGTAAAGATTACTTCTCTCTTTTTATCTTCGTTATATTCTTTAAATGATTTCATTTCTTTTTTGATAAAGTAATTTTACGCTTATAGGCGCCACTCGCCATTTTCTCTTCTACCTGAATAAGCGTTCTTATTTTTGATTGCAGAGGTGATTCAAGATCGCTGTCTGTAATTTTTCCTATTACGCTATAAAGCGCGGAGTAATTACCACGCTTAGAAAGTTTTTCGAGTTCTTTTATTTGACGCGCTACATCTTTCTTTAAACCTTCGTAATCGTATTTTGCTAAACCTACTACTACGACTGCAGGATTTTCAGGACTTGCAATAGTCTGTGGATCGTCCATTACGATATATCCAGAAACTTCTGTTTTAGTTCTAGCTTCTTTTAATACGCTTATTGCTCTGTTTATCGTTCCCATCCTTTTATTACGTCCTTTGAAAAATTGTTTGTTGAAAATTCTAATCGATCAACCAATTTAACTGCGCCACCTTGATTGTCAATGGCGACAAAACCTTCCGAACCAGTAACTTTAAATCCATTCTTAGTTCTAACAAAGGTGTCAATTGATTTGACCTTATCTAATTTATTTATAATGATTAATTTCGCATCAACTATTGCATTCATAAGTTGAAACATTAAATCTAGATTTTTTTTATTATCTTTTGAAAAGAAACGCATTTCATCCTGTTGGCGTTGTAACACCGCTTCTTTTCCTTTAACGCTTGACCTTTTGTCGTATTCCTTTTTGTATTTTTCGTCAAACCATTTTATCAAATCCTTAACGTGCTTTGCAGTATTCATAATACGCTGTCCTTTGCGTACAAGTGTATTATTGAACGTTTCTATTTTAATTGCTAAAGCTGTATTATTTTCTAGTTCGTATAAAGTTGTTGACTTAATCTTTTGAAATATTTTACCAGCCTTTGAAAGTTGTTCAGTAACTTCATCGGTATCAACAGATGTTAAAGTAGCAGTGCCTGATAAATCTTTGTATTCAGCATCTTGATACCACACACTTGATTTCTTTTTTAGTCCTTTAAGGTTTACGCCGAATGACGCTTTCATAGAAGCAAAGTCTTTACCTTTGTATGTTGTATGCCATACGACTCCAAGATTCGCTTGTGTGATTTCTTTTGCTAAATTCGATTTTGTTGGAACTGCGTAAACAATTGTGTTCGGTTGAAATGTAATCATTTTTTCACCGTCAATTGTTTCACTACTTAAATCGCCTTTTGTAAACATTACATCGCCCTGAATAACATCTTTGATACCAAGATCTTTAAGTTCGTTAAATGCTACTACTAACTTTTCCGCAAGATCTCCAGAAGTGTCAGCTCTTACTTCAGCTTCTGACTTATAGACTTTAGGATCTTTATTGAAGATACCCTTTTTAGCAACAAAGAATTGTCCATCACTTGGATCGATACCCGCAAATACTGCTGGTGCACCATCCCACTTTACTGTAACATCAGTAGATGAGCTGTTATTGCCAGCAAGCATATCTCTTAAAGAACGAAGAGCAAAAATCGCTTCCCTTGCACCTTTCACACCACCGTAAATTACACGGTCTTCAATGTGTGTCATGTGAGTATTCTTACCAGCTTTAGATGCTTCTGACAAGTAATCACTAAAAGATTTTACATTCTTTGGTTCTTCGATTTCTATTACTAAGTTAGTTGAACCTGCTTTGTAAATTCTATGGTATTCCATTTTAGAAATATTTAAAACATCACCTTCTTCTAATTCATACGGAATACTATTATCCATTTGGAACATCCAACCATTTCCTTCAAGCACCGTTATAACACGATCGCTTTTATCGCGATGCCAAACTAGTTCGTGCGAATCGGTGTTTGATTCAAATGTACGGGTTTTAAATCTACCGTTTACTTTATCTGTGTAAGGTTTACTCATATTACCAAAAGAAGTTTCCTCCATCTTTTAGGCCGAGTTGCGCTGCATATCGTGGAAGATTGCAGGACCAATAGCCTGGTTTTGTTTTATCCTTTTTGGCTGCGCAATTGTGACGTGCTGCAAATGATTTACGAGCAGCTGGATCGCTGATTTTTGCTTTAAGACCAGATGTATCGCCAAACTGCACTTTAATCACATTGCCTTTTTCATTTTTGACGTAGACGTAAAATTTCTTTTTACCGCCACGCTTTGGGTCGTTAAGTTCAACCTCTTTACCTTTATACTCTGCTTCAACTAATGGGTGATCTAAAGGTACTTCTACACCTTCATACATTGCAAGTTCACCAATGTCTGTTGACATGAGATAATCGTCAAACTCATTTAAGAATACAGATTCTTTTAAAGTTTTTGCTTCTCTAAAAAGTTTGTAGTAGTTTTCACTGTGAGGACGAAAGATATTTTGTGCTAATGGTATATCGTTTTCCTTATGAAATAATATTGCCTTTTCTACTATGTCCATTAAATAAATTCGCCAGTGGATTTAGGTTTTTGTCCTTTTGGAAACACTCCAAGTCGAACATTCGCAATACCAAATTGGCCGCGAGTTCCTTGATAACGTGCCACGTAGTACGCATCATACTCGCCCTTTGGTTCTTCACCATTATTAGCATAGTGAGTAGATACAATCTTATAACCCTTACCGGTCTTCTTAAGTTTCATATGACCTTGGTGAAATTCATCTACATTGTTTCGTCCACGTTTCTTACCGTAATCAATTCCCCAAACAGATTGATGAATAACTTTGCTATCTTTTACTTCGCGCCAAAATGATTCTTTTCTAGCTAAACCATTTGGTCGTAATTCGCGAACATCTTCAATAAATTTTTGTACACCCTTTGCTTGTTGTAAAACCGGATGAGTAACACCGCCGTATTGTTGAAAATCTTTTGATGTCTTACCCGCTTTATGCGATATCCATGCAACTTCATCACCATTTAAATCTTTTAGATGAAAATCGGCCTTTGGAACACCTGGTGTAGATTCCATTGCAACAACGTCTTTTAATCGACGCTTGCCAACGATAAGATCAAGCGAAGATACTTTATTTTTCGCCATAACCTTTGTCATTTCCTTTTGAAATTCTGCTAAGTGAGCATCTTCTGCTGCGGTTCCAGCACCAACACCCTTGCCGCCAAAATCAGGTGTCTTGTAAAAGTCACGAGGGTATTCTACTTTCACGCGGCCTTTATCTAGCTTACCTTCAAACGAGCTTCTAAATCCTTTTTTATCGAATGGTGTAGCTTTAGTGGCATCGGCAAAAGATTTTTTATCGATAATAACATTACCATGAGTAGTAAGAAACGGATCACCGTTTTTAATTTTATCTTTAAATACCGCTAATCGCAATCCACCGCGTTTAGTAAGATCGTTGTGTTTTAAAGCTGCGTACGCCGCAGCTTCACCCAGAAAGAATGTTTTAAATGAATTTAAATTAAGCATATGTTTCGATCATTCGTGTTAAATCGCTATCCGAAATATTTACTCCTGATTTAAGAGTACCAGCCTGCATATTTAAAGCGCGGGAAAGTTTACGTAAGTTAGCAGTTTGCTTAGACTTACCTTTTCGAAGTAAGTCAACTGTCTTTTTGCGTGTTGCTGAATCTAAATTTAAATCACCATCTAATTTAATTTTGTCAACGATACTTTCCATAAAGTCATAGATTTCTATGTCTGTCGGATCGATCTCAATCATAAATGCTCGAGTACGTATTGCGCCATCAGGATCAAGCTTATCCATCTTTAAATTCGAGATGAAAATAACCTTACCTGTAAATTCAAAGAAGCGCGGAATCTTCCCATCATCAATAAGTTCTTGTGGATCTTCGTATTCGTCGGGCTCAACAACGTTTTTGCCCATTTTATTCCATACGAGTTTCCTTACCTTTTTCGTATCAGTAGCAGCCTTAAACATATTGCGTGCTTCCTGATCCTTTAATGCATCATCAGAATCATCAAACAAGACAATATCGTTTTGATACTTAAATAGAAGTGAATAGATACCAGCAGCAGATGCTGTACCGGTGTTTTTAAAGTAACCATTACCATCTTGTAAACCGATCTCGCCTAAAACTTTTTCAACTGTGTATGTTTTACCAATACCACCTCGACCTGCAATAAAGAGCGCATTAGATGCACCAGATGCAGTCATCTTAATAAGATTTTCAAGGTCGGCAAGTTGCTTTTCGTAAGTAAGTTTTTCTCGGTTTGCTTCTAATTCGTCAAGCTGTGAGTTATGCGCATAGGTTTCTTTAGCTGAACCACTACGAATAGTTCCTGAAGTTGCACCAATAGCAGTAAGAATATTTGACTTCTGTGAAAGAAGTTTCTTTTCATCTTTCTTACTACCTTTCCAAATGTATTGTCTTCCTACTTTTTTAATGATAGCAGGATTCTGAGCTTCCATTTCATCAAAGATTTTAATACCCACAGACTTCCAAACTTTAAATACCTTTTGTTTAGTAAATCCTGGACTTGAAATAAGTGAAACTACATTATCGTAAGCATCGTCAGGATCAACCGCTTCTGTAATACATTTAAGATCTTCAGGGGTAAAATCTTCTTTTAGCGAAATATCTGTTGGGTAAGATGTAAATGGACCACTTTTTACTTTACCGCTTTTTACCATATCAGCGACTTGAGGAAGTACTTGGACCAATGATACGTCTCTATCAAATGAGATGTGGTAAGTCGGGCCTTGTGTTGAACCATTCCACATATCAATTGAACTTAAGTTTTGTGAACTAGCTCCACCTACACTTTTCCAATTGAATCGAATAGATTCAATTTTTTTACCTGGTGCATAATAACGTAAACCGTAACCTGCTCCATTTGAGTTTTTAAATCGTTCCAATCCTAAGTTTGCAAACATTGACTTGATACCGGTCTTTTTGCGGAGGTACCTTAGGATGATGTTGCCAGCTTTTTCTAGAGAACCAGTGGCGAGTTCTTCGGTAATATAATCTTTAAATTGCATAGTTCCCATAGTCTTAGTTGATAAATAAGTGATTTATAAATCTATTTATAACAAACGACTCTTTAATAATGTGCCCATTTGCATTTTTTCCATTGACTTTGTTCGAACCATCGTATAAATAAGCCTCGCTCGCGGCCGTGCGCCTCAATTTCCCACGGGTGGTCGTAGTAGTTTACCTTTTCCCATTCTACGTTAACACCTTTCCATTTACAAAGCTTAATGGTTCGTGAAAAATCTTTGAGTTCACCACGAGCATATTGCTTTACGTGGACCATCTCATGCGCTACAGTTGATAGCATTTCTTGCAAAGGTTGCGATGAGTTAACACGTATAGTAAATTCACGAGGCCTATTACAAGATTCATCTTCCCATATACAATCTCCGGACAAGCCATCCTTTTCATCAAGCTTATTGATTAAACGTATATCGATAAAAAGTTTATGTTGTAGACGAGGCATGAGATGTAGGCCTACCCAATGAGCAATGTCACCAGCCATTTCTCTTTTCTTAGATCCAGAACCTACAACGCTAATAAACATTATATCTTAAATGCACTAAAGTCGTTATTCGCCGGAGCTGCAGGTGTAGTGATTTCGTCACTTGATAATGTTTGAGCTGATTCTTCTACATCATATAGTCGCATTTTAGATCGATCAATTCCAACAACAAACCTTTTGTCTTGTGTAGGATCATTGTAACGATTTTTAAGTTGCTTTACCATTAGTTGATTCATACCTTCAAGTTGTTCTGTAGATATAAGAGCAAGCATCAAGTCAGCCGTTGCCGGTAAACCAAATGATTCTGACGTATCTGTAAGTTCAACGTCGGTATTACCAAATCCTGTACGAGTAACTTGGGTTGCAGACCAGATGGGTACGTTATGTTCAACTGCAAGACCGCGTAATTCTTCAGCGATTGCTTTAATTAACGAATAAGTATTTATAGATCCACTAAGACCCTTCATTCGCGAACTACCACAGATGTTCAAATAGTCAACATAGATTACATCTGGTTTGAAATCTTTCTTTAGCTTAAGTTCATCTAATAGCGCCCTGAAATGTCCTACGTGCGCTGTCGCTGTAGGGTATTCTTTGACGATAAGGCGGCCTCGTGTTTTGCCTTTGAGTTTGTCGACTTTGGAATCAAATAATTCGCGAGGCAACGTCTCAAGTTGATCAATCGGCACGTCAAATAAGTTTGCGTCGATTCTTTCAGCAATCCTTTCTTCTGCCATTTCCATGGTGATATAAAGCACGTTTTGTCCCATGGAGAGATTGGCAGAAGCAAAGTGACACATCGCCAAAGACTTTCCCACACCAGTACCTGCAAGTATAATATTAAGTGTCTTATTTGAGACACCACCTTTGGTAATTGTATTAAACATAGAAAGATCAAATGGTATTTTGTCTTCCTGTAGATGATAGAAATCATATCGTTTTTCTGAGTTTTCAAAATAATCGTGGCCGACATTAGTATCAAATGTAACACTTAGCGCTTTTGATAAAATACCAGGGATAGCACCATCAGTAAGTTCCTTTTCCTTACCATCGATGATGCCAATTGATTTTATGATTGCAAGATATACTGCTCTTTGCTTACACCATTCCTCGGTCGAGTTCAGTAGCCATTCTCGTTCAACTTCTTCATGATTTTTCAGATCAAGTATGAGATTATGAATTTCATTACGATTGCTTTTATTTATATAATCAGACTTTTGAAACTCAACATCAAGTGCCGAGGAGTTAGGAAGTTTGTTATATTTTTGTAAAAAGGAAAGTATAAGTTCATAGACTGGCTTTTTTTCATCTTCAAAATACTCTGCTTTTACGTGAGGTAAAGCCTTACGGCAATATTCTTCGTCGTTAATAATTGTTTTAAGTATTATCGTTTGCAGATTTGTCATGTTTGTTT